GTCCATGTTGTAGTAGGTTCGTCTGCGTCAAGCCATTTATACCGCGCCGAAACGCTGGTTGATATAGCAATGACAGACGTTCCAGAAAACAATCTGACCCTGTTATACGCTATATTCGTGGAAATTGAAACAGTTGCATTTGCACGACCAACAACGTCAATTACGCCGTTCGCAGTGAATACAAACGCAATACTTGGCGAAGCGCCTGACTGACGTATTGCCTGTGCATTGACGCTGGTCGTAACACCGATGCTGGCAGACGCGCTGCCCTCTTCGATGCTGATGTTTTTACCGTAAAGATACGACCCGTAGGTGTTTAAGCCGTAGCCAGCTCTAAACCCGCTAATCACTTCGTAAGTAATCGCGGACACATTGGCGATGCCGCCAAGGCTTACAGACGCCGAAGCATCCTTAATTATAATATAGCTTACGTCAGATGACGTTAAAGCAATACTGGCTGACGCAGAAGCCTCAACAATCGTTACAGCACTCGCAGACGCAGCAAAACCTATGGACGCACTAGCCGCAGCTTGTGTCGTCTCAGGCTCACCGTATAGGCCGCTGGCGTAGTCGCCAGAGCCGTATGTCGAGCGCAAAGCCATTAGCTGGCCGTAATGTCTAGGTCACCAGTTGGGATGCGGAACACATCGCCATCGTTGATAGCTTTGGCAGTATCAAGCGCGGAGTGTATAATCATGTTACCGCCAGATGCCGCGTCCATGATGCCAATCCAGCCGATTGTTCCCCAATTGCCGCCAGACGCCGCTGGAAACTCAATCGCAGAAGAATTGGAAGCTGTGTCTGTTGTGACTGTAAACGCAGCAGATGTTCGGGCATAATCAAACCCAGAAACCTCGGTGCCAGCAGCGCCAGTGTCAGTTGGGTCAGATGTAAACAAGCCAACATACCACGCTGTGGGGCGTGTCACGCTGTCAGTAGTCAACAAATACTTCAGCGTACTTGTCTCAAAAGCGTTTGTTAAAGACATTTAGTCTCTCCGATCAGATATATCTGGGTGAAGTATACACCCGTTTTCATTTAATAGCCAGAGGTCCGCATACGCAAACCAGAACCCGCAAATCGCGTGTCGTCAGACGATTTCTGCAATGACTGGATTGCGTTTGTGTAGAGAGACGCCCAGATCTGCGTGCGAGCGTCATCGTTTAGATATGGTGCCGATTGAACCAACGCGCCGTACAAATAAACGTCAGGAGCGTCTTGCAGAAGCCAGTTATAAGAGTTTGTGGAGCTAAGTTCCGGCGTCTTGCCGTAGTACATTAGCTGCATCTGATATTCAGTGTCTGGCGTCGGCCACACTTCGATTTCATTTCCGACGTTTGCATAAAGACGCGGGCGTCCGCTTTGATCCCTGCTGTCTTGGCGAGACTGGATCAAGTCGTCAATCGACGCCGCATTGATCCTAAAGGTAGTTCCAGACGTAATGCTAAAACGAATTGTCTCAAGCCAATCGTCAGGGACTTGCACGTAGCGGCTGTCTAGAGTTGCGTTGGAACGCTGAACCATTTTGTAATGACGCAAATCACGATTGATGCTGCTTTCAGCTAACGTGATAAAGTCCGGAACGACAGAGGCGAGATCGTCTCTGTTTAGCCAGCCCGTAATGCTCGTTTTCAGCTCATCGTAAGTTGTAATAGCCATTAAAGTGTTCCGCTTCGCGTTCTAAAGGCTTCGTTGTCAGACTGGTTCAGCCACTTCTTTAGGGCCGTTGGGTCGTCGGCTATGCCTTGCTTCTTCAGCTCATAATACACGGAAAGCGGAATGCTGGCTACCTTTGCGTGGTTTCCAAACTTTCCCGACACATCGTTGTATGAACGCTTATTAGCTTCAAGTATTTTTGTGCTGTCTTGCACAGTTTCAATAACATACTCGCCTTCGCCCGTGACGTGCCAGTATTTGGTGATCCCTGTCGCTGCGTCGCGACTAAAAAGTCTTTTCATGTTTCCTCCACAAGTGAATGGGGCGACCGAAGCCGCCCCACCATATTTATGATACGTTCAAGTCAGCGATCAGACCGTGGGCCTTTTCGTTGGATACCTTTAGTCCGGCTTCGCAGATAAGCATTTTCTTTTCTGCATCGCCTGTCTTGGCAAGGTCCACAGACTGTACCGGACGCAAAGTCGCGATTGATGCATACTCAGTATCTAGGCACCAAGCATCGCGTTCACGGCTGAAGCGGTTAGGCACAACAGTCAAAGCGCCGAAGTCGCTCAGATACACGTCAGCAGCACCGATGATGGTTGTTGGGCCATCTGTTGGAGCTTGATAACGCTGCGCTGCAATGCCGGCAAAACCGGATACAACTGTCTTGTTGTACGGACCAACCATCAATACTGATGGGTTGCCGCCGGCAGTGTATGCCTTCTGCATAACGTCTTTCAACTGGGCTTCTGTGAAGTCACGCTGCGTGCCGTCACCACGCGCGTCGGAACCATCAACCGCAGTTGGGTTGGTGCCGTCGCCAGCTTTGTTTACGTTAGTCGCAACCCACGCACCCAAGCCAGCAGTTACGCGACCAGCAGAAGCTGAGCCAGCGGAACGCGCTGTGTTGCCTGTGTATATGGTTTCCAAGTCACGCTTGATTTCCTTGCCGCGCTTAGCCATTTGGTACGCAACTTCATCGTTACGGCCAGCAAGATCTTGAGCGTTCAAGTTGTCAGCAATGATCATAGTACGACGGCGGATCTGCGTGTAGTTGCCGATACGAACTGTCGGGTTTGTAGCATCGAAAGAGGCAACATCGTCGCCGTCGATTACTGGCGTAACGTCTACATCAGAAAGTGAATCAGTCTGCCACTCAAAAAATGTGTTCGATACGTTCTCAGATCCGACGTTGGACTGAAATGGAGTTTCTTCTGGTGCGATATTTGATATTACATTTGCAAGGCTTTCGCGAATTCCCTTGGCCGAAAAAGACGTAAATGTGTTTGCGATGATAGTCATGGTATACTGCTCCTATAGCAAGGCTTTGATTGCGGCCGCTGCATCTGCAACACGGCCAGATTTACGTGCGCGGTTTTGCGCTTCTTGTGCTGGTGAGGCTCGCTTGGGCTGTGACGCTCTGGAACCCGACTTCAATGTCTTGGCGCGTGGCTTCTTAGGTTTAGCTTTAACCTCGTTTGCACGCGTTTCTCCACGATCATATAACATCGCTTTCCTCGCTAATTTCACAAGCGTTGCATTTGTCATCCCGCCGACGTCTTGATCCGAAAACCCTTCTTTGAGTAGGAAGTCCCTAATTTGGGTTGCTTCCGTTGCCGCAACTTTATTGTCACGCCACTCAGGAATGATTTCGGGCAAAACTTGACGCTGCTGATCAACGTATGATTGCTGCCATTTTTGCTGCTGTTGAAGCGACAATTGCTGCATTCTTTGCTGCTCAGTCTGGACGGCTTGCAATTGAGCAACGCGCTCGTCTTGCTGCTTCCGCCACTGACGTTCTGCCTTCGCTGCCATTGCAGGGTCTGCATCATACAGAGTGTCCCAGTCCGGCTCCTGTTCCGCTGCCTGATTAATACGCTCTGCCATTGCTGGCAGTAGTTGCGCATATTCAGCACGCTCACGCTGCATCTCTTGAAACTCGGCTTCTTGGACCTTTCGGCCCTCTGCGAGTTCTTGAGTTTTACGCGTGTAGTCCTTTTGCCGAAGAAATCCGCTGCGCAGCTCTTCAATGGTTTTCTCTTCACCATCGACATCTATTGTCGAGGATAAATCAAGAGTTCCATCTCCGTCGCTGTCTTCGTATTCATCGTCATCCAGATCGCTTTCTGATCCCTCAACGGGAGAATTATCAGCTTCCGCTTCATATTCTACCTCCTGATCTTCCGGCATTTCGGCTTCCTCTACTTGCGTAGTTTCGGCCATGAGCGCATCATCTGTCGCTACGTTATCCTCGGAGGGCGTAAGCATACTTTTGATTGCATTTTGAGCGCTGTACAGGTCAGTCCCTTGCGGGGTGCTGTTATCTGACATCTCTTATTCCTCTATTATGCTACTTTTGGTTTCGTTTTTCAATAGTAGCGTTATCAACCATGCTGCGTAGCGACTGACGTAATAAGTCCACACCACACAACTTCATATAGACACCTTCACGGGTATCCGCTTCACTGACACCCGTTGCTTTGAACTGGGTCCAGCAATCCGCCTCTATTTCCTCAAGAAACCGAAGCAAATCTGGATCAGAGAGCAAGCGCTTAGCCTGCTCCCCGTCTACAATCATTTGATGTTTAGTCTTCACTTACAGCTCCCGTGATAATGTCCGCCTGCGCTTTCATTACCTCTCGGTTGATCGCCATCTCAGATCTGATCTGTGCGACGTCAAGCTGTGTGCCATACTTAGCCTTCAACTCTTCAGCCTTGATGCGGATCTCTGCCTCAAGTTCGTCACGCTTGCGATCGTCTTCCATAACCATCTTCTGGCGATCAAGCTCTAGCTCTGCCGCCTTCTTCTGCATGTCAGCTTGGATCGACTGGATCTGAACCTGCACAAGCTGCTCTTCAATAGTTGGCTCTTTCGGACCCTCTGGCGGTGGCTGATACTGCGCAGGGTCTCCCCAGAATTGCGATGTATCCTTAAAGCCGGCGAGAACGGTCATCTCTTTCAGCGTGTTGCTCAGCTTCGTAATGTCAGTCAACGGGTTCTGTGGACCCATTGTGGACATCGCTTCTTTCTGCATCTCACCAATCTGACGTAGCATCATCATACGCTCAGTGTCAGATCCACGACCCAATGCCACATTCACTGAGACGTCCATCGACGTGTTCCAGACTTTTGGGTCCATTTCCACAAAATCGTTATTCAATCGAACCATGCGCGCCTTATCTTGGTGCGTGGTGATGTTGTGCAAAACAAGCTCATACAGACGCTTAACACCCGTCTCAGCGAATACTCTAGCAATCATCTCAATGTGTGCCTGTGCGGAGCTTACAGTGGCTGCTACGGCAGTTGCTGTGCTTGATTGCAGAGCGCCAGCGTCAAGACCCATAGACGCCTTGGAAATACCAGTGCGCGCCTCTTTGATTTCGTCCATGTACTGCAAGACAGGGAACGCTTGCTGCCCGACGAATGGAGTGGTGAGCGGCTGTACTTGGCCGGCGGCACGCTGACGGACGATGGCACCCATTTCGGTGTTCATAACATCGTCCATGTTAACCATGCCCTCAACCACGGCAATGCGTGGGTGAATGCTCAAGCTCAGACTGTCCAGCGTATTGCGCATGATGACAGACTTAATCCGCTGAATATCGGCTACGGTATCAAAAATACTCATTCCGAAGAAGTCGTGCGGCTCTGGATCTGGGCAAAGTGTGGCGAACGGAGCCATCGCGCACGGCTCATTGCTCAAAATGACGTTGCCGTCACCACCCGTGCAAATTTTACGAAGCTCAGCGATGCCGTCGCCATCAAAATCGACGCGTATGTAGCTCTCAACGTACAAAACCTTGCGCATCGCTGCATCGCTGCGAGAGTTCATGTCATTGCTTAGCGCTGGGTTGCGCGTGTTGCGCTCAACATTGGTGTCCATGTCGTCGTGTGATGACGACAGGTTGTAAACCTCGTCGTAATCGTAGCCCATAGCTACAAGCTCGGACACGGTTACGATACGGCGGTGTGCGACGTAATCTGCACTTTCAACAGATTTAGCCTCGCGGGAAATCAAGAACTCTTCCGGTGGCAACGCCTCTAGCTTAACACGTCCGTCTGGGCGTGTGTAAGTGACGCGCAGATCGTGAACCATTGGCGGCATTATGATCTGGCCGGTCATGGGGTCCATTTGAGCCTCGCCAACCGGCTCACTTATATCAATATCTACTTCAGCGTCTGGATCTGCCATGAGTGCCGCCAGCGCGTTGTCATCAACGCCGGTGTACTCAATCGTCTCAAAGTCAGTCTTATCTTCCCAATAACACTTGAGAATGCCAACCTTGCGAACCAAGGCGTCCATAAATGCGCTGTGCATCTCCAAGAAGCCATTGTTGTCGCGGTTTATGATGTAATTGGCGTATTCTGTAGCCTGCTTGGCAGACGCAACGTCTTCAGCGCCTTGCGGCACATACTCAACCGTCCGATCAGAACCATGAAAGATCCGCATCAACGATGGCATAATTGATTGTACAGTATCACGTACATCCATGCTCACAACTTGGCTGCGGCCCTCTTCCTCATCGCCAAACGGCTCACCACGATAATATTGCGTGGCCGTAGCACGAACCGGCGAAACCCAGTTGTCGATGTAGTCAATCGAATCGTCAATTTCTTTGCCGACGATCCCCTGCAACTCCTGATCCGTCATCTGGTCAGGGTTCGTCATTTCCTCAAGATCATCAGAGATCTCGGTTGCATATTTATCCATTGTAACGTCCTTCTTGAAATGTCGGTAGCATCATGGTAGCAGTGCAAGCGTTAAAGGAGCGAAACATGATAGATGCTTTATCAGACCCAGATTTGGTCAGAGAACTTATTGCGCTAAAGGCCAAAGAACTTGGCTTAAACGAAGAGGGTGTGGATGAGCTTGACGC